ACCTAATTTTATTTTATATTTATTAATCATATCTTACTCCTTTCTTATATTTTATTAATTACATAGTATCTTCTGCTTCATCTAAAACTAATATAGCAGATGCTCTTGCATCAATTTTATTGAAACCAGCATTTTCTGTCATATAAGCTACTTGTGTTTGATTACTCATTACTTTTTCAACTTCATTTATAATTGAACCAGATTCTATTGTTTTTTCAATAGCATATTCTTTAGCAAGACCAATTACTCTATGTTTATTTCCTGATGTTTTTGTTAAATCTGGACTATAAAGAACTGTTAAGTTATTTATAAATGTTTGTGGAAATTCAAAACGTAATTGAGGATTAATAGCATTTGTTAAATTCTTATCCATTAATATAGTTAAGAAATCAACATAAATTTCATCATCTGTTACAACAGTATCAAATACTATACCACTTTTTTTGTCTGCTGTTAAGAATTTTAATAATGTTGTTGCATCAACTTTTCCTTCTTTTGCTGTTTCTGGACTTAATTCACTTGCATTATATACTGTTGCTGGATTTGTATTTCCATCTCCTTCAATTATTGTTTCTATAACTGTTCCAACTTGATCCATTTCAGCCTGTTTTGAAACTAATTCCATTTGTTTTCTGAACATATCTATTGTTGTTCTTCTCAATACTTCATAAGTTGCTTTTACTCCAATACCATATTTATATATTTTGATTGCTATTTCTCCAAGTTTTAATGTTGCTACTGGAATATCACCACCTTCTGCTATTCTTCTTTCTTTTAATGCTAACTGATTAGCTTTTCCTGCTGTTGTATCTGATAAGTCTAATACAACTTGTTTTGCAGCATCTCCTTGAATTACTCTTGTTGAGGCTACTAATTTACTTAATAATCCATCATTTCTATTTGAAATTTGTCTTAATTGTCTTATTACAAATTCTGGAAATAAATTTCTATTTTCATTTGTTGTAAAAAATTTATCCATTGTAGAACTTTGAATTCCTTTTTCAGGAATACTTGTAACATAAATATCTGCTGATAACAAAGCTATATCAAAAGCATCTAACTCTCCATTATAATGTTCTACTATTTCTGCATATTCTTTGTTTAATTGTTCTGAAAGAGATATACCATTCATTAATGCTTTTTCTACTATAGCATCAGTTGCTACTATTTTATCATCTTTTTTTAAAAATCTTATTTTACTCATTTTCATCCTCCTCTTATAATATTATTGAAGCAAATAGTGAACCACTTGTTGATGGTTTTGCTACTGTTATTTCTTTTCCACCATCATTTGCTACTATTGCACCTGCTGAATTAACAGCTATTTTTTTAACACCTGATGTTAAAGTTGAAGCTGTTGGCACTCCGTCTACTCCACCTTTAATCTGAACTGATGCAAATCCATCCATTTCATAAGCTATTATTATTCCTAGTACTGGTTCGCTTCCTGTTCCGAATTTTACTTTTCCGTCTGTTCCCAATGTTACTGCCAAATTTTTACCATTAATGTCTACATTTCCTGTTTTTGCATTTAAATGATTTGTTGTTAAATAAGTTATTGTATCTGCATCAACTGGAAATGTTGCTGCTACATAACCTATTCCATTAAAATCTACAATTTTGTTCATTTATTTTTCCTCCTTATTAATAATTTGCTGTTTTAAATTTAGAATAATCATCTATTGCTTCTTCTTCATTTTCAACATTGAATTTTGATATTTTTTTGTCTGAAAATTTAATTTTAGCTTGTTTTTCCCAAGTTTCTGCCATTTCCTTAATATCTTTTATTGACATACTAGAGAAAGTTTTTTTGAATACTTCTTTATTAAACGCATTTCCCATAGAACGAACTCCACTTTTAAGTGCTTCTTCTATAATGTCATTTCTGATTTCTAATCCTTCTTTTGCTAATAGAATTAAACCATCAAAACTATCTGCAATATTTCCAAATTTAGAAATTATATCTGCTTCTGTATATAAATTTTCTTCTTCTGGTTCTCCAATTTTTTCATCAGTATTTTCTTCATCAGTATTTTCTTCATCGGAATTTTCTTCATTTTCTTCTGGTGTTTCTTCAATATCAGAAGTTTCTTCTGGTGTTTCTGTTTCTTCTGGAGTTATTTCCGTATTCACTTCTGTATTTACTTCTTCATTTTCAATATTTTCAGTAGTTTCTTCTAGTTCATTACCATCTTCATTAGCTAATTTATTATTCGCCAATTCTACTCCTCCTTTCTCTAATAAATGTGTATATAAAAGGTTTACTTCTCCTTTTGAAGTATAACCAATTATTACATCTCTTTCTGATAATTTTTCTTTTCCTTCTAATGTTTTAAAAGTTTTATTCTTGCTATTAATATTTTCAAATTTTGATTGTATAATTGCATTAGGATATGCACCATCAAAAACTAATGAATTTTCCATCAATAAATTATTACCTTCTTCTGACAAATCATTTGGTTTATGTAATTCTTCAATACAAGTTTGAACTTCATTAGTTTCTTCATTTACAATATATTTTCTACCTGGGATGTGTTCACATTTTCTAAAATCATAAATAGAATTACCACAAATTGAACATTTATGATATTCATATCCACCTGTAGAAAATCCTACGCTTGTATCTGATACAACACCTGATTCAATAAGATTTATAATGTCATTTTTGCTATATCCATCTATTTTGCTATCATCTCTAGGAATATATTGAGTAGTATATAAACTAATTGTTTCACCATCTTGTGATGACTCTCCAATTCTAGCATCAAAAACTTTCCCTATAGGAATAGCTTGAACACCAAATTGACTCCAATTATGATTTACCATTAATGATACACCTTTTTTTGCATCTTTTTCCATTTCTTTTATAAATTCTGGCATCAATCTAGTATATCTATTAGGAACAATTTTATCTCCTACTGCTCTAGTTTCAAAAACAAAAAAATCTTCTTTTTTGTATTTATCTGATTTTATATGCTTTTGCATTTTAGTCCACTGTTCATCTGTTGGAGTAAAATTCATAATTACGCACCACCTTTTTTTATTTTCTTTTCTTTTCTAATGCTTTTATTTCAGATTTTAAACTAGCAATTTCTAATTTAAGATTTTCATTTTCTTTTTTTAAATCTGAATTTTCAAATTTGTATTTTTCTTTTTCTGCTATGTATTTTTCTTTTTCTGCCATTATTTTTTCATTTGTATCATCGTTTTCTAATGTTTTTCCTTTAAAAACATTAGCAACTATAGTTGGTTCTACTATCATATTTTTTTCTCCTTTCTATTTATTTTCATTATTATCTTCATTATTATCATTATTATTATTATCATTATTTTTAGTACCTGTTGCACCTTCATTTCCTGTAGAACCTTGTGCTGCTTCGTCTGTACTAATCCATCCTTGTTGTTCTGCTAATTGATAATGAGCATCTTTCTTTTCTTGTGCTTCCCATTTTTGTATTTCACTTTGATAATCTAAAGGATTATGTGTCAATTTCAAATGTCCTTGTATTCCATTCAATTGCAACCATATAGCACCAACTGTTTCTATCAATCTTTTACTTTTATTTTGAAAACTCTCAACCATTTCAGTTATTAATTTCATTTGTACTGTTCCCCAAGATTCTGTTGAACCACTATTTCTATTCATTAAGAAACCTAAAGTTTTACAACCATTTAACATTTGTAAATCAATTTCTGAAAACCATGCTCTTGTATCTATAGAACTTCCAGCTGATGAATTACTGTTTCTTTCAACAGTTATATCATCTGTCACAACTATATCTTGTGTTGGTTCTCTCGAACCTGCTACTTGTACTGCTGCTTCTACTGCATTTTGTATTGCTTTTTTTATTTCTTTTTTATTATTCTTCATATTCGTAGGTAAACTATTTATTACACGTTCTTTATCAATTGTATATATATTATAAGGATAACCTTGCCTTCTTAAAACTGCCGAACTATCTTTTATTGTTTGTAATTTATAGTCTACTGCTGGAATAGCTGACTCTAATAAATATGGACCTGTTGGTTTAGATATATCTGGATTTGCAACTACCCAAAAAATGTTTCCATTTGTTAAATCAACTTTATTTCCATCTTGATTTTGATATGGAATCCATTGTTCAATCCCATCTCTATCTTCTAGTTTCCATTCTATTGTTCGTGGATCTATTATATAAATTCCCGAAAAAGTGTTTCCTGTGTTTTTTCTATCAACTACAATTTCTATCATCATAATATTATAAAGTAAACCAACCTTATGTAAATTGTCAATTAATCCATCTAAACCATCATTACCAATTCTATTCCAATTTCTACATTGTAAATTAAACGCAGTTTCTGCATCAGTTAATCTTTTTCCTTTTAAATCTGTAATTTCTATTTGAATCCCTTGCATACATAATCTTTGAAAAGCCCATACAGCCATTGAAACATCTGGATCTTTAGCTGCTATAAGTTCTATTTTATCTCCAGAAGTTCTTGTATTTCTTAATCTAGTAAGTAACGCTTCGGTTTCATAATCTTGTTCAATAGTATCTCCTATTCTATATCCAAATGAAGATACTTTATCTCCTTCTTTTATATCTGTTTCTTCAATTTCACTTGTGGTTTTATTAGATTGATTTCTTTTGACAAAAATGTCAAAAAACTTTTCTATTATATTTGCCCATAACT